ATGCTTGTTTCTCAATTCCTTCATTGCTTCATCATTTGGCTTTACACCTTGTGCTGTAAGGTTGATGATAGCATTTTCCAAATCTTTCTGTTTTGTTCGTAATGCTTCAAGCGAATTTTTATATACTTTTGTGCTTTTTTCTACTTCATTAACTTGCTTATCAAGCTCAAGATATGCTTTCTTTGCATCCTGTGCCGCTTTACTATTGGGGTCAACTCCTTGAGTTATCAAATCTTGATATTCTTTTTTTGCTTCCTTCAGCTGTTTTCTCAAATCTTTGAATGATTCAGCAACAGCTTTCTGAGTAACATCAGTTTGTTGATTTATTGATGTATATGCTATAAGTTGCTCAGATAACTTTTTATATTCAGCACTTGTTTCTTTTCCTTCTACCCTCAGTTGTGCAAGTTGGGCAGTAAGTTTAGCAACCTGTTGCCCATAAAAAGTTGCATCAGAAGCTGCATTTTGAAGGTTTTTTGATGCCTCTCCAATATCTTTAAGCCCTTTTGTTATTTCAGTACTGTCTTTAACAATAGCTTGAGCAAGATTCTTAGATTCAGTTTTAGCTCTCTCAAGTTCGGGTGTAAACTGAGACAAATCACCAACAAGTCGTACTAATAGTTCACCAACATAATCAGCCATGTTAATCTATCTCCCCATACTGTTGCCGCAACTGCTCCTTAACTGTATTCTCGTCTGGCTGTGCTTCATTGAGCAATCCTAATTTTCTCATTTCTTCACGGGCATTTTTCAATGTATCATAGGATGGATGTTCTTCTTCATCTGGGTCAGGATACTTATACTTCATCCCAAGATTAAAATACATAATCAGTTGTCCTAAACTCATATTATGCAGTATATACTCTTTTGTTGCCCAAGGGTACAAAAGAGCCATTCCGATAAAGAGCGGGCCAAGATGTATTTTTCCATCACCTTGGCCCTTCTTCAGTTTTTTCCGTAAGCCTCAACCCCAGCATACGACCTTATAAGGGCATCTTTAATAGCATCAGTAAATGCCCTCACTTGTGCTACATTACAGTTTTCTTTAATCCAATCGCTTGTTATCTCACTATTCCAAAAATGAGCAAATGTTGCACAAAGTTCGACACTAAGATTGAACGCCTCTTTCATCGTTTTTTTATCTTTCAACAGTTTTTCTCTATCAAAAAGTCCGAGGCGTTCAATCAATTCATCAATCTCAAACGTAATAGCTACAGGAATATAGGACACGTCAAACTCTTTCCCACCAAGTTTTACAAACTTCTTCTCAGGTCGCAAAATGTCGAGGTCAACTACATTCTCCATTACTTACTCCAAATTACGGATTATACGTATGAGTAATCTTGAACAACTGGCTTCCAGCAGTCCTTGTGGCATCAGGTTTGGCAGTAATATTGCACGCAAGTACATTGATGGGGTCAGCATCGTTATCACTCTTTGCAGTAAACTGCACACCCGTATCCATTGTTGCATTATAAACAAGAATTACTGTCTCATCAGTTACCCCATTGATAAGTCGTCTATTTGTAAGCCTGAAAATCTTTGGAGTAAGCGTCTGGTTTCCACCACCAGAAAGAACAGTAACACCAGTCGTTCCAGTAGCATATGTAAGCGCACCAGCCTGAATCACATTCAGTGCAGAAGCATCATATTCAATAAGGTTTGCTGAAACAACAAATGTCTCGGTTGCAATACCCTCAAGTGGGTCAGGTGCGTTTCCAGCCTGTGAAGTATACTTAGTAATATTATGACCAAAGCTGTTGACAATACCTGCACCCAAATTGATGTAAGTACCTGCTTCAGTCGTCAACGCTACTTCAATCTTGTAGTTACCAAGAATTAGTTTCGTAGTATCAACACTTGTATTCTGATATAAAGGCATATCTATTTCTCCTTTTACTTTGTGTAAATCACCGATATATCTATCGGTGCATTAAATGAACTAGCATCAGGCTCAATAATCAGCCCATTGTCTCTGACTACTGAAGCTCGTGCTACCGTAAACCCATTGTTTGTTCCATATGTACCTGTGCCATAGGAACCACTAAACACATCTACTACATACGATGCCAGTTTCAATGCTGTTGCTACATCTGCCGCACGACAATTTATTGTATATACTGCTCGTTCTACACCATTTGCTCGTTTACCTCCAGCTAGTTTGTAGTAGTTTATTGCTGGTAGTGTCGTACCATCAAGGAGTACCCCATGATATACTCTTGTTGATACAATACTACTTATTGCCGTAGTATTTAATAGCGTCCAGCCGATGAATTGATATTCAGTTTCACACGTTGCCATCTGCTATTCTCCAAATGCTTCATTCGTCTGATTATAGATAGTATGCAAATTAAGCATCTCTCTAAACATTACTTTTCCATCTATCTTTATCTTCTCTAATGCTTCACCGGCAAGATACTCAACTGCTGGTCTCAAAAATGGCTGTGCATCAGTTCCAGGATGTGTTACTTGAGTACCAAATATCTTGCCTTTATTTACATCTGCAAGCACTTTCTTATTCACTGCTCTAATAACATGAGTAAGTGAACCAAACTCAACATAAGGAGCATAGTATACAGCAGTACCAAACCGAACTTCATTCTCATTTTCTGGCTTTGAAATAGTATGAAATGAAGCAACTGCATAGTTATCGGGTGGCTCCTCAACTCTGTAGTTATTTGGGTCTTCAACATCAGTACCATCATCTTTTGCTTGCACATTGATACTTGCAGCTAAATAGCCATATCTTCTTGCACAAATATTCTTTGCATAGTTTGCACCTTCAAGAGCAAGCTGATACAGTGTTTTATCCATAAACTTCTCAGCAACGGTTTTAATGCCGTCATTCCATGAGAATGTAATTTGTGCACTGTTGCTCATACCTGCTCCTCAAGTGGTACAACCATAATTTCATCATACTCCATGATATTTTCTGGAGTGCCACGAATTAAAAATGTTCTTCCAGCATGTGTAACTTTCTTGTCATCAATAGTAAAAGAATAACTCTGTGGCTCCAGAACAAGAATATGTGTTGAATTATCTGTCATCTTGCCAGCCATGAAACGTGTCGTATTCATTCCTGCTTGGTAAATCATTGCAGCAGGAATAAGTGTACTCTGTGTCGTTGTAGTAACCCCACCCATACCATCATTTGCAGTGGTTTCTCGTACAACATACACATCTGTCATGGTCAGCAAGTCTGATAACATACTACTAAACCCCTATTTCTTTCTCTTTCTTAGCTTTGCAAGAGTTTCTGCAAGCACTGCCTGTTTTTTCGTTTTTGTAGAAGCTTTCGATGATTTCTTTGTTACTTCCTTTGCATACTGTGCAGTTGTCTTGCCTGCTTTCTTTGCTTTCTTGCTGAAAGAACCCTTATTCTTTATTGCATCTTGAATCCATTGCTTATTAGCCATTTTGCTCACCTCTTTAATAGAGCAATGCTACTCTATAGTCTGCCAAACCACCTGTAATACTTCTAGGATAACCATAAGCATCAAAATCATCACTATTAAATGTTTCACTAAGCGGCCCTAATGACCTTGATGTTACCCCCGACTTCATCTTTGGCCTCACTTCTATATCATACTGCACCATTCCTGCTGCAATCTTCTTTACAGTGATAGGCCAACGAACAACGGCAATAATGATACTTGCCCCAGACAACTCATCATAAATAGTTGTTCCTGTAGTCAGCACAATAGTCTGCCCAGAAATTGATGCTATTGTATACACACCATCGTTTCGATATGAGCCTCGTATACAAATATCATCTCCAACAGCAAACCCATATGTGAGAAAATCACTTCCATTAGAAACTATTGAGTAAGTGCTTGGATAAAATGTGAAAGCATCATGCACATACAAACCACTAATAGTAAAATCATAGTTAGTCATATCAATGATACGCTGTTGCACTACTTCGATGTATTTTCCAGCTATGATAGTATCTACAGTTGCAGTACAAGTTGAGTACACACTTACTTCAGTTGGGGTCAAAACCATACATATACCCCCACATGTGTCTCATTGCAAAGTTCTAGGTGGGCTTCTTTGTAGTGAAACCCACCTAAAAACTTTTTATGCATCATTCAAGTACACCTTTAGATTTATTCCATAGCACGGGGCATCTGGTAAGCTTCCCATGAAGTAGGCCCAACTCCAGCCTGAGTAAAGACAATGCTTCCATCAGCTTTCAGGAATCTAGCACTCTCAAATTCATGCCCACCAATCACCACACTTGCCCCAGTACCCACAGTAATTGATTTTGCACCCTGCCCAACACCAGACCATCCATCACCAGCACCAAGGCTCAGTGTAACAGATGCAGTAGAGTTAGCATTAGCAACACGAATAACGAGTGTGCTAAAATCAAGTGCAGACTGTGCAGTCGTAGCAGAAATGGTCATTGTTTCACTAGAAGCAATAGTACCAGAAGCAGCAGTAATAGCTGCACCACCCAATGATGCAGTCGTAACTTTCAAAGTTCCATTCGCCATAATTTATCTCCTTTTTATCAACCAGCCGCTTCAGCAACATGCATAGCAAGCAGTGCTTCGGGTCTTACAACTTTTGCACCATACACATACAAGCCCTTCACACCCTGATCAAAATAATCCTCACGCTCAACTGGTTTAATCTTTGCTACCTGACCAGCATATGAAATTGCAGAGCGAACACCAGCCATCACATGATAGGTAGTGGAATCACAGGCAACATTGTTGGAAACAAGAATGTTCTTGAAACCAAGTGCTTCACCAACATACCCATTGATGATAGTATCAGGCCCAACTTTCGGAACAGCAGTTGCAGAAATACCACCAACTTCAGCAAGCAGCAATTTCTGATGAAGCCAAGGCGGAATAACAATCCATCTATCAGCAGTTGGTACATTCGACTCATCAAGATAGCGAGCAGCATATGAAAGCACCTCAATGACATTTGCAGAAGAAATAGATTTTGCTGAACTAGGAGAGCCAAGATTAGTTGCATTTGTAACACCAGCACCTGCCCATAGACTAGCAATGTATTTATCAATTTCATCACGAATTGCATACGCAGCTTCATCCATTGCAGCGTTCATTATTTTGGGGTTCATCTGTGCTGTATCAATATCATCAATTGCAAAGCTAAAAGATTTAGCCTGGTCAATCAATAGCACTTTCTGTGCAGAAGTAAGTGCCTGCCATGTCAATGCACCATATTTCGTATAATCACTAACAGTAATAGAACCAATCTCATTTATTTTTACTGTATCACCATACCCAGTAATCTCACCTTCATAATCATTATTTACAACAGATGCAAAAACAAGGGCTTTTCTCAGCCGAACAAGTAGTTTTGCACTCCAAATCTGTGGTATAAAATTCTCCAAACCCATAGTTTACTCCTTTATTTATCTTCCAATAACTTTATCCAGTTCCCCAGATAATTCCATTTGCTCCAATTCTCTTGGAGAAAGCTTTGATATATCAATTTTCTGCTTGTCCTTCTCACCAGAACCAGGTTTCGGTGAGTTCTGAAGCATATAATCATTGATTGCTTTTTGCTTCAATTCTTCTTCCTTCTTCTTAAATCGTTCAAGATACAATTGAGCGGCTTCGGGACTCTCAAAAGGAATCTCAAGTAAAAATTCTGGTTCAACACCATACTTATGCCCAAGTTCAGCTATTCTCCTTTCTCGAATCTCCTTCTGACGAGCCTTTTCAGACTCTTCAAGTTTCTGCTCAATCTCTCTGATTCTTTTCTGTTCAGGAGTTTCCTCTGGATGCAGTTTAGCCATCTCATCTGCAAGCCTTTGTTTGAACTCCGCTTCATACTTTGCAATCTGTTTTTCATCATGGGTTTTGATTGCCTTAGTAACTTCACGGTCAAACACAGGCTGAAGCAATGCCCTTCCTTCCGGTGTCTCAACAAATGAAACAACTTTCTCAGGCTTTACAGGCAAACCAGAAGCAAGTTCATCAAGATAGGTCTTTACTTCCTCATTTTCTGCATTTGCAGTAAAAAACTCTTTTACGTCAGCTAATGTAATATCCATACTAAAATCCTCCCCTACACCTTGTGTGATTTAGGAGTAGCAACCTTCTGTATCTTTTTCATTGGTCGCCCAACTTTTCGTTTTTCAGCTACAGAAGTTTGTTCCAAATCATTCGACAAGTTGCTTTCGAGCGGAACAGTTCGCTCTTCCTTAATCTCAACAGTTGGCTCCACTACGGGGGCACTCTGCCGAGCTAAAGATTCAAGTCGTCTTGCACGAGCTTGCAACTTTCGTTGCCGTGCTTTGTTCATACCCACCTCTCTTCTTAAATTGGTATTATATCATACTTTCACTATATATGAAAGTGGCTCACTACACTAATTTTCAGTGCTACTCTTTGACATTAGCTGAAACAATTTTGTTCGTTCAGCATCAACTTCTCTCTCATATCTACTTATTTTGTTAAATAAATCAGTTTCCTTGTTTGTAGCTTGCTGTTTTTCATCCAATGCTTTCTTCCATTCTTGTCGTAGTTTAGCAAGCTCTACTTCATACCCCTGCAATCTTTCAACTTGTGCTAATACTTCATCTGATAGCATCATTTGCTCCTTTTCTTTCGTGTTTTCTTTGCAACACCTTTGATAGTTCCTTTATTTTCTGCTGCATAGAAAACTTGTTCACCCTTTTTCTCCCCATATTCTTTGATAAAAGCGGCCTTTATCTTCTTTCCTTTCTTCGTGAGTGGCATAATCATCACCTCTTCTTCGCTCTCTTTTCTGCAATGTCAGGATGGTATGTATTTAGCCATGTATTGTAGTCCATATACTCAATAATCCCCTGCTCTTTTGTTCTTCGCAATTCTGGCTTATACCCAGCAGGAGAAAACATCTCAATGCACCGACAGTTATGAACTATTGACATACTGCCGTTGTTGTGATATACTCCATAGAATCCAGATTTGGTTTGGAGGTTATATACATGGCCAGAAAATGGAACCCTACTAATCCTGACGACATTATTCAAAAATATCTTTCCGGAACTTCCGAAAAGGCTATTGCAAAACAAATGCAAATTTCCCGTTCTGCAGTCAGAAGTTTCTTCATCAGAAATGGTATCCAACCTAGAGGGCGTTCTGAATCTATGTTTGTTAGGATGAAAAATGCTACCCCAGAGGAGCGACAGCGACTTTCTAAAGCTGCCCATGATAAAGTTCGTGGAATGAAACGCTCTAAAAAAGAACTTATAGAACGAGCTATAATAAGGCAAAAAAACAAAAGCATTGTTGGTAAGGGAGAACGACTTCTTGATAAATGGCTTAAAGAACGTGGATTTGACACCATCCCACAGATGGCTGTTGATAAGTTCAATATTGACATTGCCATTCCCCCCGTCGCCGTGGAACTGAATATTAGCTCCTGGAACCCTTTGACTAACCGTCATGACCCTCAAAAAATTGAATATCTTACTAATAATGGGTGGGCTATTATCTATATTCACATTAAGACTATTGCTTTGCTTTCCGAAGTCCAAGCTGACTACATTACTTCCTATATCAAGCAAGTTCGCAGCGACCCATCCCTTATCGGTGAGTATCGGGTGATTGGGCGTGATGCGAAACTTAAAGCCATTGGCCATTTCTACCATGATTAAATCACCTTCATACCAATGTTGATAAATTTTTTCCACATCATCTGAAATCAGTATTTCATCTCCAGGAACACAGTTAATTCTTTCTTCAGGTGGCAATCCCTCCCAACCAGGATAGGGGGCACGATAAGTACCAGGCCCATCAAAAAAGCCATCTTCACGCTTTAT